CTAAAAGAAAAGTCAGTAGATTCTATATTACTTCTTTCTCTTATAAAACTATCTTTAATATTAGGTAGATAGATAGGTGTTATGGCAACAGGTCTTGTACTGTGTTTTAATATACTATAAGACAATACATTAAATGCAACCTTTTCATTTTTGTCATAACCTATAAAAACATTAATCATTAAATTTCTCCAATATATCTTGTTTAATTAAGTAAGCCCACATTGTCGCCTCTTTATGTGTCACTTTAAAATCAAAGTTCTTTGGTTGTTCAAACATTTTATTTGTATCTTCAAATTTACTTTCTTTTATTGTGTCCATCCATATTATATAGTCAGCATTAAAATCTTCTCTTGTATGTTCTGTCGGACATACAAAGTCAGCAATTACATTTCTATTATTTTGTATCGCCTCATCTGCCAATCTTTTCATTCTATTTGTTTGTATTGATCTTCCCATTTCTGAAAAATCCCAATCGTCTGCTTCTTTTCTTACTTGATCTGCATTTAACCATACTGCGTTAAACATTGGTACAAGTAATTTAGCAAGTGTTGTTTTACCTGCGCCAGGTAGTCCCATAATAAGTATCTTCTTCTTATTATGCATTAACGTGTTGTCCAACACTCTCTCTTTTTATATCATTGTGGTCAAACTCTGCCCAATATAGTTCAAAGGCAACACCATCTTCTAATCCTATGAATTGATGAAATACGCCTGGTTTAACTCTCATAAAATCACCAGGGTTTAATATAGTCTCATCAACTAAATCATAATCATTTTGCCAAACTAAAACTTTCATTTTACCTGACTCTACAAAAAAACCATTCCATTTAAATTCGTGTTTATGTTTAGAACACGCCACATTTTTTTTATATTCTATTCTATGAAACTCTAACACACCATTGGCATGTATGAGTTCTGTTTGTCCCCAAATTTTTCCTGCCTTCATTTTAACATCACTCCTGTGTCTTTTCTAGTTTTACCTTTTAAGTGATCGCAATACTCACTCATAAAAGTATTTGGCCAAGGATTACCAACTTTATCAATCCTAGGCGCTAAGTTATGTGTTTGAATACCATGTAGGTATTTTTTTCTAACACAATCCCAAACATAACTATCGTGCCATTCTTTTTCATTATACAATAAGTCTTTTGTATAATAACGTCTTAAATTATATATAAAACTTTTAGTCACCTCTCTTTTTAAATTATAACCAATAAAACCACACTCACTATAATAAGTGGGTCTATCAATAAAAGATATGGCGACATCATTAGGTAAAAATTTTTCTATGACTTCTTTTTCTGTGATAGGTTTTTTGAATACTATATCTGCATCTGCCCAAAACACATAATCATAATCACAATCAAGCATTAAATGTGTTTTAGCAAATACTTTATAACAAAATCTTATGGCATCATTTCTATAATTAGTACCAGGTATAATTTTGCTATGATCGTTAGGATCTGTACTATTAATATTTCTATGTCTATTTCTTTTAATAAACTCTTTGACTTCTGGATTAGTTTCGTGTATGTCTCTAAAGAATACGTTGTCTTGTTTAGGATACCAACCTTCGTGGTAAACATATAAATCAAATGGCCAGTTATAGGTATCCATAAATCTATGAGCATAATAATCGTATAACTTTTGATTAAATGTTGTTACTATTGCTATTTTCATTACCAACTTTCGCTATATAATAACTATCTATTATATCTGTCACAGGATTATTTAATTTATTCATATCAAACATTTTCATTAAATCAACTCCAGTATGTTTTGTAAAACTATCATACATTAATTGTTTATCTGCATTACCTTTACCTGACGCATATTTCTTAACAACACTAGGAACAATTGTATCATACAACATAGAGGGTGACATCTGTAATCTATATTTAAGTATACCACAGTTTTCAGCGATTTGAAATACTGCTTGACCTTTTGAGCCAAAAGAGTAACCTTCAATAAAAACTTTTGCTGTATGTGATTTGTGTTTGTGGATAATGTCGAGAGCCCAAGTAGAAATATTTGAAAATCTTTCAATCGGAGTATTATATTCTTTAATTTCATAACCAAATATGTTTTTACCAAACTTTCCAATATGTTTCTTTTTACTTGTTAAGAAGTGAAAAGAACATTTATTAAAATCAAAATTGTCATCTGCAATACAAATTGCAGGACTATTTAAACTATAATCAATTCCAACTATCGTGTTCTGCTTCTTCTGGTATGTCGCCATCTAATTCTTCCTCTACTTCAAAACCGCAGAATGGACAAGTTAATGGTTCTAAATCTTGTTCTTCCTCATTCCATTCTACCGTATATTTAGTAGAGCAATTAGAGCAGTGTTTTACAGCTTTTTCCATTATAGTTTAAACTTTTTAAATTGATCTTTCTTTACGTCTTGTTTTATTCCACCAATAACATAACTTTCTATTTCTGTTTCTTGTGGAGCATTTTGTGTTCCTTTACTATTTAACCAATGATCTATCCAAGGTAAAGGATTAGACTTTTGGTCATAGACAGGAGTTAGTCCAATAGCTTTCATTCTTCTATTAGCCATATACTCTACAAATTGATGTAATAATTTTTCTGATAAACCTATCATAGAACCTTTTGAAAAAAGATAAGTCGCCCATCTTTTTTCTTCTTGTACTGCATCATCATACATTTTATATACCTCTTTGTCAGTATCTTTAATTACTTTATCCATAATCTTATCTCGTTCTATGTCTCTAAAGTTGTTTATAATTCTTTGTGAAACTGCTAGATGCTGACTTTCGTCTCTTGCGATAAATGAAATAATCTTTGCTGAACCTTCTAATAGTTTAAGTTCACCAAAAGCAAAACTACAAGCAAACGATACATAAAATCTCAAACCTTCTAATATGTTTACAGTAATTAAAGCTTTCCATAATTTTTTCTTTAGTTCATATTCATCAACTTTTGTTTTATCAAGTTGATATTTGTAACCAGTTGTTATTAAATCATCATAACATTGTGTTACAGAATTTGCTCTTTTCTCTATCTTCTCATCTTTAATAATAGTATCAAATACATCACTAGGATCAGAGTATAAATTCTTTATGATATATGTATAACTTCTGCTATGAATTGTTTCCATGAAGTCCCAAGTTACAATACAACCTTCTAGTTCTGGTAATGATACAAATGGTAAAAATGCTAAACAAGGACCACGACCTTGTACACTATCTAACATAGTTTGATATTTTAAATTAGATGTAAAGATGTCTTTTTGTTCTGGTCTTAACTCTTGGTAATCGTTTCTGTCTTTTTGTAAAGATACTTCTTCTGGTCGCCAGAAATAACCTAATTGTTGTTGTGTCAACTTATCAAAGATTGGATACTTCATAGAATCATATCTCTGTACAGCCAAGTCTTCACCAAAGAACATTGGTTGTTTTAAAAAGTTTACACTTTTACCTTTGTTAAAAACAGATTTCATATTTTTATTTTTTTTCCTTTATACCGTAAAAAAATTCTTCGTCATCACCAAATGTTATCTTTTGTTTATCTTCAACAGAATACTCAATTGATGAAACTTTAAAGTCAGGAAACTTTAATTGTTTCGGTGAATATGATTTATCATAAATCAACATTCTATTATTTGGTTGTGCAGCGAAATAACCATTATCTAACTTTATAATGTTAAATGATTTATGTTGAGTAGGTAATTCGCTAAAAGTAGTATTTAGTAAATTACTATCCGCAGAGCAACTATCAATCGTAAACATATATGTGCCTTCTCGCCACACCTTACTAGGACTATAATACTTCGCTCTTTGTCCTTTTAAAAATCTTTTTTCTAATACAGATATATGATAACTAAAACAATCCCATAGTTCTAATTCTTCTAACTTCATTTCACCTTCATAATCTTTTTTCCATACAAATGCTGATAAAGGTAATTTATCATACACTGCACCATATTCTGGTAAGTAAGTTTCAAAGTATAATGCTCTACCTTGAATTGATTTAACAGATACCCAAAGGCCTTCTACTAATTCGCCATGACCTTTTTCTAAATCGTAAAGGTATTCTTTCTTAACGTATAACTCTATTGGTGGTAAGTTTGCTTGTAAGAACATTATATAGTACACGAGTCACAATTCTCGTCCTCCTCTTTTGGTTTATCTTCTTCTGGCACATT